GTAAGTTGAGAATACAGTCAAACCGTTAGATGATGTAGCCGCTGTGTAAGCAACTTGAGTTGCACCGTTACCTGAAGTAACAAGAGCCAAAACTCCATCGAAACACTGACTATTGTATTCAGTACCACCAGTTGCTGTAGTGTTTCTCCACAACTGCTTTTCAATAGAATCAGCGATTCTGTTTGAAATATCAGTCATAATCAATTCCTCGAAAGGAACTGTCTCTTGGAAATTACTATTGCTTAATCTTTGAGATAAGAAATAGTCATATAAATCGTAAGCACACAAGCTTTGATTTACTTTTTTGTTACAAGTTTGGATTGTAACTTGGTTGATTGTTGTGTCACCTGTTGGTGAGAATCCACAAGAACCGTCTTGGAAAATAACATCGTTTTCTAACCAACCAACTTGTTGAGTTCCTTTGATGTTTGGACGAATTGTCGCATATCTAGGTAATACTTCACCCAAGATTGATTTAATCAACATATCTGTTGCGTTTTCGTCAATCCAAGGGGAAAGGTTTGAAAGGTTATATGAAAACTTTTCGTTTTTAACGTTTTTCATATTTGTTTTTAATTTAAATTTTTGTTTATTAGTTTCTTAATTGTTTTAAGAATTCTGTTCTAAAATCATCGAATGTTTCTTTGAAATCTGTCTTTCTTTCAACTGGTTTTCTTTCAGGTGAATTTTTGAAAGCTTGATAATCAGATTTTAAATCCGATAACTCCGTTTTGAATTTGCCATTGAGTGTTTCAACAACACCAAGAATTTCAGTAATACCTTGTTTGATATCATCAATTTCTTTAGTTACTTGTGTTGAGAATACTGAACGTACAAGTTCTTGTTTTGCCATTTCGATGTCCAAATCAGGAGCACCTGGCATCTCCATAAAGTTTCCTGCTTTAATTGCACCACATACTTTTTTGGCGATTTCTTCATCACCATACTTTTCTACCTGGTCAGCTATGCATTCATCCCAAGGATATTTTTCCATCTTGTACTTTTTCATTTGTTCAACATTTTCTCTTTGAACAATGACACCGTCTACAGTTTGAATTCTTATCTTATTTTCATTACCACTTGTATCTTTGAGGACAACTTGGTGTTCGCCATCAGGAGCTGGTGACTTCTCACCATCTGGTCCGACAACTTCCACTTTTTCCCCAACATCAAAAGTTGGTGATTCCAATAATTGACCCTGTGCATCTCTAGCTTCAGTGAATGCTAAACCCTCTTGAGTTTCTTCATCCACTTCTTCTTTTTCTACCTCTTCTTCACTACCCAAAACTTCCAATTTTGTGATGATTGATTCTTCATCAACTGTCACAATAATTCCGTCTCTTGTTTTGTGAGAACCCGTAGGTGCTGGTGTCAAAGTCGAATCCCCCACAACATATAATGTCTGACCGACTTGGAGTTCACCCTCTTGATTGTTGGTAACCTCTGTTTTTCCGTCTTCCAATACTGTTTTGAAGAATTGTTCTTTCTTGAATTTCAAACCTAGTAAATGTACAATCTTATCAATTGCGTGAGTTGCGTTCATATTACTTAATTTGATTTATAATGTTTATGATTTCTTTTAGTAAATATTCATCACTTGTGGATGATGTAAAATTATCTTCCTTTTTAAATGAATATTCGAAGTTTCCTTCAATTGAAATCCCTTTTATTTCTCCGTCTTTTATCATTTGCCATACTTCATCAGAATCGATTCTGAATCCAACCATCCAAGTTCCACTTGGAACTTGTTCTTTGGTATATCCGAGTGAGTATGCTTTATCTTGTTCTCCGTCTACAATCCACGATTCAACCAAATAAACATTTTCAAATTTCAAATCTGAATGTTCATAATTGGTATGACCTCCACCACTTCTTTTATCAATCATATATCTTTGAGCCATCTTTTCAATGGTCTCTGGTCTAAATGTTACAAAATATCTTTCTCTTGTAGCCTCATCAATTCTTGGAATAAGAATTCCTGGTTTCATTGCTGGTGAATAAACCATTCTTTTTTCCCCATCCAATCTGAACTCTTGTTTGACAAATTCACCAACTGAATTTGGGGAAATTGCTTTTATTCCAAGTTTGGTATAATCTCTTCTTATATTTGAATCATCATCAATTGCTTCAACAATTGAATATCCTCTTGATATCAAATCTTTAACTTTATATTCTTTAAATGCTCTTGAAGCGTTTGGTCCTACAGGGAAATCTGATAAATATATTTCATCAAACTTTATCCCCGCTCTTTCAAGTTGTCTTCTTGTTTGACCTTCATCACTTTTTTGTCTACCAGATACAACAACAATCTTATGAGTATCCCATTTCTTATTGATATAAGATTTTGTTTTTTCAATTGCTGCTCCCCCACGAAGAAGCGTATCATCTACATCAACAATGATTACAGAACTTGATTGTCTTGACATCTGTTGAGATTGAGAGATTGCATATGCTTTTTCAGATTTCTTCTTTGTTTCCTCGGAATAGTACCCGTTATTTGGCATTGATTTTGGAGGTGTTCCTGCTAATCCTTGAGCCATTCCTTCATCAACTTTGTTTCTTCCTTGGAATAAAAACTTTCTCCAAGCGTGAACACAATTTGGACCACCCTTGTATAACCATTTTGAATATGGTTCTCTATTGTGACCAAAATCTCTATTTGTATCTCTTAATAAATCTATTTCTAATCTTCTAAAATATCTTCCTTCTATTGATGTACAGAAATCTCTGTCTGGTGAACCAGTAAGGATTCTATCATATCTAAAATATGGGGTAGCACTTCTATGATTTCTTGCATAGACCTCTTGTTCTGTAGCCCCATTCATTCCTGCCACAACAGCTTCAAATTTTTGGTAATCAGTATCTTTGAGGTATTTTAAAAGTTTTGCTGCTTCATATTCTTCTTCTGTATAATCGGAAAAATAATATGGAACTTCTTCAATTGACTTATCATTGTATCCACAACCACACATTGATTCAGGATGAATCTCACACGGCATATAATACTCTTTTCCGTCGATTGTATGGACGTGCGTTCCTTCACAACCCATCTCATCCGCATATTGTTCGGCTTCCTCTATTGTCTCGAAAACGGGTAATCCGTTAATCATTATATTTTCAAAATACATTGTATCACTTGGGAATGGATAAGTTCCATCATCCCAACAACCACATCCACATCCATTACCATCTATTGACATCTGTTCTTTTGGAATACAATTTGGAACTTCACGACCATCTTTCATTTTAGTTCCATAAGCAACATATCCTTCTTGACAAGGATTTTCTTCCAACATCTTTTCTGTAATTGTTGTACCTGATGTTTGCGACCAAGGGGTTAATGACCCAAGGTCATAACCCATATTCTCTTCAACTTGTTTTAGTTTTCTTTCTGACCAGTCAAGTGCATCAGTTCCACCCCACGCATCATACATCAATAATCCACAACCATCTTCATAGGTCTTTGATGTCTCAAGGTCCACCTTATGTCTTGAAAGATAAGAATACATTCTTTGAATCGTTTCAAGGGAAATAGGTTCACCCTTTGACAATTGGCTTGCACGCTGTTTTCCGACATTTGTACCACAAGAACCCCATCCATTTTCTTCAGCCCATTTAACAGCTTTCAATGCATTATTCTTTACTGACTCTGGATAATCAGAATAACTCTCTTGGAATTTTTGTTTATTGAAAAATACAAATTCAGTTTCAATAGCTGGTTGTAACACAAGAGCAATTTCTTCAACTCTTGTTTCACCTGTTAAGGAATCATCAACCAATAATTCAATTACTTTAAGTCCCATAAATTATATTTTTGACAAGTCATCCAATCTTTTTGATAGAGCTTGTTCATTAGTTATTTCACTTTGTAATACATATGCTCTTAATGGTTTCTGTTTTTGTTGAGCTATTGCCTCCACAATTCTTGTATCATCAAAACTATTAACAACAAGTGGTCTACCACCACCAGCTTGGTTTACTGTTGATAATAAATCCCTGTAGTTGATAAGTGAATTTCTGTTTATTATTGCTTCTTGTCCCTCTGCGATTACTCCCATTTGAGCCAAAGGAATTCCTCCTTGTTCGTGGGTTGGACCAGATAACAACATTCCCCCTTGGGCTTTGACTAATCCACCTTTACGAAGTGCTTGTGCCGTTTGTATTTGGTCTTGGATAATTCCAATCTGTGCTGCGGTCACACCTGCTATTAGGGCTGTTTGTATTGCACCCAAGATTGGATTCGCAGCTACGAATGGATTTGTCCACAAAGCGGTAATTGCTTGTGCTGCGTTTGCTATAGATTGAACTAATGAAAATTGTAATGCGGTTACTCTACCTTTCTTCTCAAGTTCTTTTCTTCTAGCCTCATATTCTGCTTGTATTTCTAATCTCTTTTCAGCCGCTGTTTCACTATCACCAACCACTTGTTGTAAAGCTTTTTGTTCCGCAACTTTTAACATTTCCAAATCAGCTTGGATTCTTTCACTAGCCACCGATGACAATTCATTCAAACTAGTTTGAAACAATTGAATTCCTTTTCCAATATCATCTAAAGTTTTATTGAATTTCTCTCTCTTATCTTGTTCACTTTTTTCTGTAACCTCACCTTCTTTTTTCTTGTAAGCAATATAGGCTTGAAGTAAATCTTCATATGAAGCTTTCTCAACATTAACACCTTGCTGTAATAAAAGATTCTTGAAATTTGCTCTTTCAACTTCACTGCTTTGATATTGTTTTGTAAACCTTTCTTCAAGTTTTCCTTCTTCAGTTCTAGCCTTGAAAATAACATTCAGAATCTTATCAATGTTTTGTGTGACAACCCCACCTATTGCTTGGGATAATCCTTTTTCATTGCCAGCTAATGTCTTTGTAAGTTTGTCAACTTCCTGATTTACAACTAAAAACTTTTGTTCAGCTGCTGTAATAGTGGTTACAAATTTTATAAAGTTGTCAGTTGTTTTAACTACCTGTTCATTTATAACTTGAGTTGTAACCTTGGTTGTTTCACCAGTTATTTGTCCTGTTTTCTTAAATTCTTCTAATTGAATTTTTAGAGATTTCAATCTACCTTCAATTTCTGCTTTTGCAACTGCATCAGTTGTTATTGATAATAACTTATTTTCAAGGTCTATTTGTTCTTTTATTAAAGCCTCACCTATTGGTCTAAATAAGGAAACTTGAAGTTGTTGGATATAAGCTTGAGCATTTGTTTTAACTGTCTTTGGGTCAAAGTTGATTGGTGTAATTTGAAAATCTTTTCCAAACTCTAATCTGAATTCTCCACTAGCAGCACTAATGTCACCAATGATTTGTAAGAGTGCATCACCTTCCTTATAAGCCATCTTACCTTTTTCTGTAAAATCATCCCAAGCTACATTTACATCTTTTAGATTTTTGATATAAGGAACAAAACCTGGTGTATTGATAACAAATTTTGAAACATCTTTGTAGGCATCAACCAAATCAGATAATAATTTCTTTTGGTCAATTGATAGTTTGTCATTGTTGGCTATGAATTCTTCATAAATTGCAGCAAAGTTTCCTGGTAATCCTCCCGATATAAGCGTAAATTCATTTTCCAATCTACCCCTTAAATCCTGAAAAATCTTGATTAATTGGTCTTCAGGAATAGCCCCTGCCGCAACTTCATTCAAAGATTGATTAATATTTTGAACATCAGTAAGTAATGCTTTGGCAGCTTCCCTTCTTGCCTGTTCAATCTTTTTAAGTTGTTCAATAATGGGTGCATCATATTCAATTTTACTTATTCTGTCTAAAGTTTGATTATAATTTTTGAATGATTCATCGAGTTTTTTGACAGCCCCTGCTAAATCAATTGTACTCTTGAATCCCTTTTCATTTGCTGAGTTGATGTCTTGTTGTAATTTCTTTTTCTTATCTTGTGTATTAACCAAATCTTTTTCAGTTTGAACTTGTACTTCTAATGTTTGTTCAAAAGGTTTGATTTGTTTTAATACATCATCAGTTTGAAGATAAATGTCAGATAAAGATTTTCTCCATCTTTCATTTTCGTTGGTAATACTTTCAATTTCTTTTCTTTGATTTTCAATACCTGTTTTAAAATCTTCCGTAATAGATGCATTTATTTGACCACCAGTTTTGATAACGTTCCAAGCACTTTCCCAAAATGATACATTATCTAATATCGATTTACTTTCAATCTCAAGAATCTTAATTGAGTTTTCAGCAATTTTTTGTGTAACCAATTTCGCTTGAGCTTCAAGTTCGTATTGTTTGATTTTTAATTGAATAAATTTAACACCCTGTTGGTTTAACTTATTTTCTTTGTCGATAAATGCATTAAAACCAGGATATTCTTTTTTGAGTTTTTCAATCTCCCTATTTTGTAAATCTCTTTGACCATTAAATTGTGTAAGGATTATAAGAGAATTTGAAAGAGCGTTGGCTTCTTCAGATGTTGCTTTTGCTAATTCATTTTGAATGTCTACTTGTTTTTCTGACTCATCTGTAAACACAATAAGAGCTGCTACAACCGCTCCAATCACAGCAAGAATTACTCCATAAGGGTTCGCTGCAAGAGTGGCGTAAAGAGCTCTTGTCGCTGTTGTCGCAGCCCCTGCTGCCGCAGCAGATGCCGTTGTCGCAATATTCGCCGCAACGGTCTTGATGGCTACCGCTCCCTCTGCCACTTCACGAGCAGTAAGTGCTATCGTTAAAACGGATTGAGCCTTGGCTGCCGCTTTGGCAACCTCTTCGTTCTCTTCCCCAAACAAAGCAATTGCCGCATTAGCCGCAGCAAATGAACTTACAATTGCTGAACCAACTTTAGCATAAGCTCCAACCCTTTTTTCTAAATCCTGTCCTTTTAAACTTTCTTGTAAATCTTCAGATAGGTCTTTAGCCTTTTTGATTTCCCCTTGTAACTTATTGAATCCTGCAGAACCAATGTCTAACTTCTTGAGTTCATCATTAGCTTCCTTAATAGCGGTTTCAAGTTCACTTATTGAACTGACTGATTTTTTTACACCACCAATCTCAAGCTCTAATGCAATTTTTTTAGCCATACTGATAAATACTTTAGTTAGATATTATTTAACAATCATTTTGAAGTACCTGACCCAAATAGTTGACCGTACTATAAACAGTTGATGATGTTGTCTCTTGAACGTAATATCCAATCGGATATGGTGTTCCAAGTGCATCCTGATATACATAAGTAAATCCTGATATCGAAGGGGTTGAAGCATAGATGGTTTGTCCTGTAACTGAATTTGTACATATGGAGAATTGGTCCGTAGATACATAAGCACTCAAACTATAAACAGCACCTGAAGCAGGATATGGTTGGTTTGGATAAATTGAGTGGTCAGGTGATGGTGGTTCAATTTTATTGTAAGCCACAACCTCTTTGATAAGGGATACTTCTGTTGATTTCCAATTTACAAGGTCTGCTTCATTTAATCTTTCAATGGTGAAATAAGAATCTTTGATGAATATTCTATCTCTTAAATCAAGTGCCCCAATTTCAATTGGATTGAAAATAAATCTTGCTGTCAATCTCCTTACTTCAGGAGAATAAAGATTTGTGAAATAGTCACCCCAAAATGTTTGATAAAGATTGTATGATGTAAACTGCTGAATTCCTGAATTTGTGTTTCCAAAGAAATCAAAAGATTTATCAAAGTTTAAATCAGAAATATTTTCGGGGTCTAATGAATCTAGTGTCGATAAATGGTTAACACAAGGATAAGTTGTCCATTCAACAGGAGTGGCTCCCGATGTTAACCACCAAGTTTTTGGTTGAGTATATCCTGATTGACCATAGAAATATCTATTCCCACACCAAAAGAATATATGGTTCTTTTGTGAGTATGGTATTTCTTTACCCGTTGCAATATCAAAGTCATATACCATTGGAATAATGATATTTGTTGACCCTGATATTACATCTGATGGTAATGGTCTAAATGGAAACTCAATTGTTTCTTCTCCTTGGAGGATATCTCCAATAGCTCTAAATTGTTTTGTTCCAAATGGAATTACATATTGGCCCTCCCATAGTTTTCCGAGGTTCTCTTCCTCAGAAGAAAGGTATTGAAAATTCCACGCTTTTTGTAATTGGTAATTTACTGGCTCTAATTTATATGGTTCTTTGGTATCAATCTTTGGTGTCCAATCCAATTTGTTTGCGTAGTTCTGTGAATAGTACCAATTGAATGGTTCAATTCTAAACTCTTTTGGATTATCAGTTTGGGTAACCACAAGGTTAAACATCTTAACAATTGCTTTGAAGAAATCCAAAGCTGATGTATCAGGGATTTGGAGTTTCATATCTACCAAATTATTGGTGATGAAAGTTGGGGAATTATAGAGTTCCCATCTTGCTCCATAGTTGAATGATGCCCAATCATAAGGTCCAACCCAAAGACCAGCATTTCTATTTGAACTACCTGATGTATTAAATCTTATGAATAGACCAATGTAATCACCAGCACTTAATGAAACATTATTGATGAATATTCGATGGTTATTTGAGTTACTGTAATTTAAAGCGAAATAAGTATCAGGAGTTCCCCCAACAGCAGTTCTTGTGGCAGGATTTGATAATCCTGCTATTGTTGTACTCTTGAATATTGTAAGACCCCAATAAGTTGACACATAGTTGTTTGAGAATAACTGATTTACTTTGGCTCTGAACTCAAAAGAATAATCACCTGAAACTGGTATTTGATATACACCAAATGTTTCGTTAAAGTTTAATGATGGGTCATATCCATCTGTTGAACTTATTCTTCCGAAATTTATTTGTTGTATGGCTCCATTGGAATAATAGAATTTCTGTGCATTCGGTAACTCATTACCATAGACCTTAAAAATATTTTGATTCGTTTTTCCTGATGCGGTTTCTGCTCCCAACTTTCCATTTGCTGCAAGGTCAACATAGATGCTTTTAAAATATGGGGAATCAAAAAAGTCAGATACAATTTGATATCCACTATCAGAGAATATCTTGTTTAAAATTGCATACAACCTTATAGAAGGTTTGAAATATGTTGGGTTGACTGATGACCCCGAATAATCGATACCCGTATTTCCTGTGGTGTTAATTGCAAACTGGAAGGTTGAAGATGAACCTGTACTAGTTTGATATTGTAACCCGTAGTGAATCATCGGATATAAAATATCCCCACCGAAGAGTCCCTGTGTATCACCACTATTAGCATACCAAGATGTTGTAACAGTTGTATAATCTTGTATGTGATTGTAATTATTCCAATCAAGTTTTTTTAATTCCTTCTCTGCAATAATTGAACTAAAATCAGTTATTTCAGATAGGATATAAACCTCATATTGAATATTGTCACCAACAATCTCAACAGCATTTAACCTTAAAAATCCTTTGAAAATATCTGTACCTCTGTATTGTACAACACATTGTCTTTTTGTAAGTGGGTCAAATCCAGTTCCATTAACCTCATAAAAATGTTCAAAGAAATCATTGTTGATTGATGTTCCTGGTATTTGGAAAGTTTTGGAATAGGGACTCCTTCTAGATTTTACATCTGTAATATCTGTCTCTTGAATTATGACATTGATGGATAAGTCCTCAAATAAATCAAGTTCTTTCCATTTGTCATCATCTGCTAAAACTAATAGGGTTGTATTCATCTTATGAGTTCAGGAGTCGAATGTTATTTGAGTATACGTAAGTTAATTCAAGGTTATACATTGTCCTTGTACCTTTTGTCTTTCTCACAAAATCATTACCCACAATATTGATTGGGAATAATGTTCCGTCTTCCTGAATAAGATATGCATCATTTGTTGTATAGAGTTCTTCCAACCAAACAAATTCAGGGAAATTGATGTAACCAGAATTTACAATATGTGTTTCGGTTATGGTTGTTTGATAATCTGTTGTTCCTCTTGAATAAGTTGTCTTAATTGGATTTGATGAACCCCAAGCATTATTCATTTGACCATAAGTGCTTCTTTCAATACCAAGACCTTCACTTCTATATTTTTGGAATCTGAAATAATCCCAACAACCAAATCTGTTCTTAAACATTATGATATCGTTCTCAAAGAAATTGCAATTTCCAATCACATTAAATTGGAATATCTCCGATACTGGAACATAAGACAAACAAGGAGATGTTCCCCCTGATGGAACGAATTGTGCTGGTTCAACAGCTGGTTTGGTAATTGATGGAGGGTCGACCTCAATTGGACAAGGATATTGAGCAATACACTCATTACAAGTTGTATATTCTGCTGCGTTTGTCCAATCACCATTTCCACCATTACCACCAAGTGCATATATCGTCCAACATTGACCCGATACAGCAATTACATCATTTACAAATAAGGTTGAATCAACGGTAACTTGATATTCAGTTGTAAGTGTACAACAATCTCTCACATACACATACTTTGACATTGGGGTAGGAGTCGGCGTCGGCGCAGGACTTGGACAAGCTCCAAGGTCTGTAACGGTAACAGGATTTCCAAATTCGTAACCTATTGAACCCTCACAAGCACAGAATATGTAAGTTGTGAATGGGTCAGGGAAGAAACTTATTACAGCCAAAGTATCACACTCTTGGTAGGATACCTCAAAAGTATATCCTCCATAATTCTCAACAGAATATTGTTTACAAGTACAAACAGGAATTCTTTCAGACGGAGTAATACTTGGGGTAACTGAAATGGTGGGGGTCGGAGTGGGCGTCGCATTTTGTGTGGCAGTGGGGGTCGGCGTGACCGCAGTTGAAAGTCCATATAATTGAACGTGATAATAAGCAGTTCCTGGAGGAAAGTTATAAATGTTTTTTGGACCAACACCCACGTTTAAGATGTTGTACATCTGTGTTCCAGTATAAGTGTAGTCAACATAGTTTTGAGTACAACTTGTCATTGGTCCACCACCATTATCAGTTGTATTAGAATATGAATAGGAAGTAATCTCAAACCCACCAGCGTCATAAAAAGTATATTTGACATAATATGGTTCAGAAAGATATTGACCTCCCAAATCCCCGTTTGTGAAAGACAGGGTTGAATATTCATCCAAACTTATATCTCTTATTCTTGGCGCGTTTGTAAGGAAAAGACAATTTGTTGTATTTGGAAACGCAGGACTTGGGGAACCAGAAAGAGTATACTGCCCAATGTTAAGATAAGGCAAGTTACTCCTTCTATTAACGTTATATGTCCCCAAATATGCTTTGTGTGTGGAGCTTCTTACTCCTGGATTACCTACTTGAGTACCAATCCCTGTATACCCCGTGGTAGCTCCGATAAATGAATCAGCATATTCTTCTCCTACGTTGATATAATAATCAACAACTTCGTTTGTATATGGTCTTGAGAATACACCAGTTTGATGTGTAAAAATTGGTGTAGTTTGATAATAACTTATTGGCGCATTTAGAACATAATTGTTTAGTACTCTTGATACATCGATGATACCAAGATTGGATGGGTTTGGGGTTGCTTTACCTTGGAAGACAGGATAATCGTTTACATAGAGATTATAAACATATCTGAACTTTGGTTGTGAGGCTGTGTCTGCGGATACAGTCCAATAAATCCCATCTGATTTTGTGGGTTGAAATTCGTAAGGTGTCTTTTGTATGAATGTTGCCATATTATCTAAATAATTGTACTAAATCTCTATCAATAAGGAATTGAAAATATGCAGCTGCTGCTTCTTCACCTTTGAGAACAAGTTCATCGATAACTTCATTTTGTGCTTTCTCAAAAAAGTTTATTCCCTTATATCCTTTTTCTTTTATTGAACGGGCTATTAAAAATCTTTTTGTATTCATCGAAGCTCTTGTAAACCTTCCCCTTTCATTTCTCCAATAAACAGGTTTGATTCTTATCCATCTTTCGATAGCTTCAAGTCGTGGATATTTGAATGATGGTTTTCTACCTTGGTCAATCATTTCAGGTAGGAAGTCAGGGTCAGTATCGAAAGAAGCTACAATAATTGGTTCACCACTTTCGAAATCTTGAAGAACATTTACACTCAAAGAATTTATCATTTGACTTGATGCAATTCTTGGTGACCTTCCCCTTTTGAAACCACCATAATAACCTTCACTTCTATATGGGATTCTTAATTGTGTTTGAATCGCATCATACAAAAGGTCTGCTATTTGTTTCAAATATACTTCTTGTTCTTCCATCAGTATTTGTTGTTGAAATATGTGAACATTGATGTCATTTGAGAATTACTCAACTTTTTATCAAAATAGAATTGTTCTGTATTGAAATCTATTCCTCCGTCAAATACCAATCTAAATTGTTGGTCTGATAAAGTATAAAGTGCTTGACCAGCAGCGCTTGTAGATGTGAGAAGTGAACCATTTTCCCAAACTTCAAGATTAACAGTTCCACTCTGCGTCCAAGTTCTTACAGCAATAGAAGTCCAAGCAGATAAAACTGGATTGAATCCCAAATCCAAATCAGAACCACTTTGTAATCTTACTCTTGCATACCAAGTATAAGGTGGAGTGTTTGTATCTCTCACAAAAAATACTCTTGTTCCTGATGGGAATCCACCATCATAACTTTCAACCAAACATCCCCCTCTTTGACTTACACCATCATCTTTAAGTGTTCCAAACCAAGTAAATCCGTCTTTATGTCCTGTATAAGTTCCTAATTGGTTTTCAAGTGGAACAGCATTTGTTTGTGTATCACCAGAAACCCCGTTATAACCAGTCGCATTATAACCAGGTCCAAATAAAGTTGATGCTGAGAAAGCAACATTGGCAATCTTGTCATCAGCGTTATCAACAGTCCCCGGAAAGTAATTTATGGTTAGTGTTGAAGCATCAGTGAAGTCAACCCACCACAAAGCATTTAAACTTGCTGGGTCTAAAACAACAGGAGTTGAACTAGGTGTGTTGGTAGGAGTCGGCGAAGGTAGACCAGGTGTTTGAGTATTCGTCGGAGTCATTGTGTTAGTTGGGGTAACCGATGGAGTATTTGTCGGACTGCTTGTAATACTTGGAGTAACTGTCGGACTCGCAGTAACAGAAGGTGTAGGCTGATTAGGCGTATTGGTGGGAGTCGGTGTGGGGTATTGAACACAAGCATTTATATCTTCAAAGATTTGGATATTGAGGTCAAGAGCAACTCCCGCCACATTATCATTAAATCTTTCCATAAAAGGTTGAGCCTGTGCTGGAAGGGTTGTTTCAAAATAACCAAACAAATCCCCACGTTTGATTTGTGATAACAAATCTCTTGCACATAATGACATATCTGATACACAATCTTTTTCGTTATCAAGAGATTCATTTAATCTGTCAGCAAAAATTGCTGTTACCTGATAAGTTGTTGTGTTCTCATCATATTGAATTGACAATGGAACAATAAAAAGGAATGGATAAACAACAGTTGTACCTGAAACGTTCTTTCCGAAGTCAACCAAATTACCATAACCAAAGGAATTTAACCTTGGGTTATTCTCTTGGAATGATTGTAGTAAATCCAAGACCTTATGAAAACTTACATATTCTTCCATTGCTTTTGTTTTTGTTTCATTTTTTCAATTTCTTTTCGTTCAGCTTCCTTTCGGTCTTTGAACATTGATAATGTATTCAAACATAAATACACCCCAAGCGAATCTATATGCTTAAGTTTTGTGATATCTTCTTTACAGAGTTCCATTGACGCTCCAAAATAGAATCTAGCTGTAGCTTCTTTCGGAGCCATTTTGGAAATATTTTCGTCCCTGTCTCCATCATCCTGTAAACTCTCATCTGGGATTCCAAAGAATTCTTTATATCTTCTATGTATGTTTTGCTTATGAAAAAAAAAAGTTGCGCCGAACCAAACCAAATCTTTACAGGAATCTTTTTAAATGATTCTGCTCTTTCTTCAATTGTGTCTGCGTCATAAGGTTCGATAACATATTTTGTTCCTTTGACTTTTGTAACTGGTCTGTAAAGTACCGCTAATATCTTGTGTATATTTTCTGTGATATCTTGTGATGACAAGAATTCCAAATCTTTCCAAGCACCCCAAGCAAGTTTTCCCCAATCATTTTCAAATCCATAAGTCACGCCATCTTTTTCAAATGTGAACACCATATCCTTGGTAACACCATCGGTAAGTTTTTGGAAGATAAATGCTTCAACAAACTCAACATCTTTTTTGCTTGCATTTTTTAGTTCCGATTCTGGTATATCCAAGTAAACAGATAATAGTTTTGAGGGTCTTACATTTTCCAAGAATATCTTTTGTAATTGAATTCTTTGATATTGTTCAACAGTCATTGAACTTTCAATCTCTATTTCTCTCTTTCCAATTTTAACCTTTATCATACTAATATTTTATAATTTCCTTGTCTTTTATTTAGTGTACTATCTAATACATATCTTATGGCATCGATTGTATGGTTGTTCTCATCTTCAGGTTTATCAAGTAATTTTCCGTCTTTGTCAACCTTCCATTTGTAAGAACCAAATTCATTTAAAATATTAGTTGAAGATTTTAAAATGAATATCTGATGTCTTTTGATTTTATCAATTCCTGATAGGATTGATTGTTTTTCCACACCTTTTGCATTATACCTTACCCTTCGTAATTCCTCGATATTTTGAGGTAAAGCGGAGTCGCACCATATCGCATCGGTCTTTTCTATTGAAAATTCGTTCATTTTATAGATAATATCCCCCATCGTTAAATTTCTTACATACAACAATTCTTTGAGATATAATGAATTGTCTTTCTTGTAAACCTCGACAAGTGCTGTAGCTGAATTGAAACCAAAGTCCATTCCCCTTCCAAGAAGTTGTGCATCTTTTGGAATGTCATCTATTGTTTGCCAAGTATTGAACACAAGTGTCGTGGGAATGCCACGTTCACCAAGAGAATAGATTCTATAATAATTTTCATCAGTGGTTTTTAAACGCTCGATTTCCTCAATCAAAGATTTTGATAAGAATGGATTATCTCTCCAAGTTGTTTTGAAGTAATAACAATCATCACGATTTTCAAGTTCATAAACCCAACAATTAATTTCAGAGGGGTTGAGGTCAAGGGTGACCATTCCTTCTGTTCTCATTATAAGTTGTCTCCAATCTTCAATGTCCAATTCATTTGCTTCGTTACAATACAGGTAATCCCTTTTTGAACCTCTTATCTTTTGGGGTTCATCAAGGCTGGTCCAATTGATAATTGAACCATTTGGTAATTCGTAGTAACCATCTTGTTTGTGCCACTTTTGTGGATTGTATAATTCAAACATTTCTAAAACCTCCATAAGGTCTTTTAAGATTGAATTTTTTAAAGAGGGTAATGTCTTTCTTACGATTGATAAAGTTTTTCCTTTCTCACGTAATAACTTTTGAACCCACCAAATAAGTGTGTTGAATGTTTTACCTGAACGTGAACCCCCTTGAAGTACAACCAATTTCTTGCCTTGTTCTTCAGCTCTCATCAAATGGTCAAATACTATGGAAGTTTGTATTTTCAAAATAGCTTACTCTGAACTGGTTTATTTTTTTCGTGTTCTATTCTTGCTGATGCTATATCCATATACTCTTGTTCTTTCTCAATGCCGATGAAATTAAGACCACATCTCACCGCTGCCTT